GGCCGGGCTGATCTCCATCGCGAAGACGCGGCGGCCGTTGGCCTCGCCCGCCATGATCTGCGAGCCGGAGCCCGAGAAGGGCTCGTAGCAGAGGCCGCCCCGCGCCACATGCTGGCGCATCGGGATGCCGAATGCGTCCAGCGGTTTCGGCGTCGGATGGTCGGGCCGGTCGTCCTTGGCAAAGCTTGGCAGCGCCCATGTCGAGGGCAGCGTTTCCTCGGCCACCTTCGGCGGGCGGTTCGGACGGCGCCAGCCCATGAAGCAGGGCTCGTGCTTCCAGAGGTAGTGCGACCGGGTAAGCACCCCGCGGTCTTTCACCCAGATGATCTGCTGGTGCACGAAAGCGCCCGCCTTCTCCCAGCAAGCCTCCAGCATCGCCTGGCGGCGCGAGGCGTGCCAGCAGTACCAGGCAGCATCTTCGGCGATGGCCTCGGCGACCGCCGCAGCTATGAAGCCGTCGTAAAGCTCCGCGCCCTGCGAACTGTCGTCCCAGGTTGTGCCATAGGACGCGGACCAATCCTTGTTGCGGGTCGGATGGTTCGAGCCGTCGTAGTCGACGAGATACGGCGGATCGGTCGCGAACAGGATCGCGCGCTCGCCATTCATCAGGCAGCGCACGTCGGCAGCGCTGGTGCTGTCACCGCAGAGCAGCCGGTGGTCGCCGAGGATCCACAGATCGCTGGTGCGCGACGCCGGATTCCGCGGCGGTTCGGGGATGGTCACCGGCGGCACGGAGCCCCCGGCGCCACCGTCTTCCCCGTCCCCCTCCGGCACGTAGGCCAGCAGCTTGTCCAACTCGCCGTCGGAAAAGCCGACCAGCGACAGGTCGAAATCCTCGGCCAGCAGGTCGTTCAGTTCCGCCGACAGCAGCGCCTCGTCCCAGGTGCCGAGTTCGGTCAGCTTGTTGTCGGCGATGCGGTACGCCCGGCGCTGCGCCTCGGTCAGGTGCCCGAGCACGATGACCGGCGCTTCGTTCAGTCCCAGCTGGGTTGCCGCCAGCACGCGCCCGTGGCCCGCGATCAGTTCCCCGTCCTCACCGACGAGGCACGGCACGGTCCAGCCGAACTCCGCCATGCTGGCGGCGATCTTCGCCACCTGGTCCGCCCCATGCGCCTTCGCGTTCTTCGCGTAGGGCTGGAGCTTGGCCAGCGGCCACATCTCGATCCGCTCGGGGGCGAAGCTCAGCGTCATGATGGGCACGGTTCCTCGGTCGGGTGGATGCCGGTGGCTTCCGGACTCCGGATGCCGGGCCGGACTCCAAGCGGGGTCCAGCGGCCACCAGAGGTGTCCGGTCGGAAGGCCAGCGTTCATTGGTGTTTGCGCGGGGCGCGCGTGGCTCCGGCTTCCGGGTGGCTTCCCAAAAATCCGGCCCTGTCGCTGGCGATGTCCCGCGCTTCGCCCGCCAGCATACGAATGTCGCCAGGAAGGAACCAAGAACTCAATGGGTTAGCCCATTGGACCCCAGCTGGACCTTGTCCTGGACCCCGGAAGCCAGCGGCGCGCCAGTGTCTGCGCGCTCCTCTCCCGAGCATATTGGTTTTCTAACGGCCTCGTCGAAATGTGTAAGGCCCTGCGATGTACACCCGAAAATTTCCTCAGAGGACGATTTTTCTTGACAGCCGATTGGCGTTTTCGATGACGAACTGCTGCGAGCGCCGGGGAGATGGCACGCGACCGTTCAGCCGCCAGGTGATCACCGCAAGGCCGTACTGCCAGCGCTTGGTCGCGGCCGTGCGCGACAGACCGAACTGCCAGCAGATCGGCTTCCACGCCATTCCGTCCGCGCGGGCCCATACAAGGCGCCCATCCTCGGGCTCGAGCCAGCGCAGCCAGAGCATCGCCTCCTCGGCCTGCGTGATCTGACGCGGGCTGGGCCTCGGGCGACGCATCTGCGGCTCCTGACCGACCTTGTCGGCGAAGCTGTGGAAGTATTCGGGCCAGGCGTTGAAGAAGCCCTGCGGCATCACGCCCGGCATCTGCCTCATCACGCCCGCCGCGAGCTCCAGCCGGTCCTGCACCTGCGCTGTGGTCCAATCACCCATGACGCGCCTCCCGTTCCCGCTTGCCGTAGAGCCGCTCGCCGAGCTGGCGCACCAGTTCGCGCTCTGGCCAGGTCAGGCGGTCGTCGTCGATGGCGACGGCCAGCAGCCCCTGTTCCTTCCAGCCGTCGCGCTTGACCTCGTCGGGATTGCGGCGGTGACCGCCATAGCCCTTGGGCGTGAACCGCATGCCGCTCATTGCACACCTCCCCGGGTCTCCAGCGCCCAGAGCAGGATCGCGATGGCGTCGGCCTCGTTGTCGTCGGCAGGCGAGAAGCCGCGCGCCCGGGCGGCGGCCATCATGGCGTCCTTGTTGGCGTTGCCCTTGCCGGTGGCATGGCGCTTGATGGTGCCGACCGGCACGCCCTGATAGGCGACGCCCGCGGTCTCCGCCCATGCCGTCAGCGTGGCGAGCAGCCCGCCATAGACATGCGCCGCGTCAGTTCCGACGTGCCTGCGCACTTCCTCGAAGTGGATGGCAGTGATGGCTCCGGCGTCGTGCGCCAGCTGCTCGAGCCAGCCCCGGAATCGCAGGTAGCGCATGCCGCCGCCGTCGTAGCGGCTGGGCCTGAAGGACACGGTGCCGCTGGTGATCAAACCGTCCGCGGCCTGCAAGGCCCAGCCGGTCGTGGTGCCGAGATCGAGGGCGAGGACGACCGGCACGCCGGGGTACGGGGCGCTCATGGGTGTCGGGGTCAAAGATGCGTGGGCCATGATGGGCTCCTTTCCGGGTTGGTGCTCGATGGCGTGACGGGCGGGACATCCAGCCCGCGAGATTGCCCAGGGGTAGGTGGTGACCCTCCCGCGCTTGGCGGGGAGGTCACCTACCCCTTTAGGGGGGCGTTTTCCGGATTCTGAAATCTGCTCCAAGGCATTGATCCGAAACAGAACTTCCAGAATCCGGAGCAGAATTCGGAAAGGCCCTTCCGGATTCTGGAAAGCACCTTCCAAGTCACTGAAATGAAACCGGAAAAGCCAGAATCCAGATTTCACGCGGGGAGCAGAATCTGCGGATTCTGGCCAGAATCCGGGGCTGCGGAGCCAGAATTCGCGGCGCGGAACGGCGTGAATTGTCATGCCTCGTCCTCCTCCTGGTAGACCCAGACGGAGGGGTTCTCGACGGGCAGGACGGCCCCGGTCTGCGGGCATTTGTAGTGGCTGGGCAGCGCCGGGATCAGCTCCGGCGTGATCTCGCCCGTGTCGGGATCGACGGTCTCACCGCCCGTGCCGAGCAGCATTCCCTCGACGCACAGATAGCCGTACTTGCTCCGCTCTGCGGCTAGGCCGATGCGCGTGGCGGCGGGGCCGCGGATGAACTTGACCTTGCCCTTGGTGGCGAGAACGCTGAGCCGGTCGTGGACGATGGTCCGCCCGCCGAGGCCCCCGGTATTCTCAAAAGCTTCGGAGAACTGCGCCAGCGTGTAGAGCTTGCCGCGTCGCGCCTCCTCGTAGAGCAGGCCGAGGATGACGTCGTGCTTGCGCATGCGCTCGGCGTCATGCTTGGCGCCCACCTCGGCGCGGACCAGGCGCTCGTTCATCGGGTTGATCTCGACCCATTGGCCGTCGCGCTTGTCGATCAGCTTCGAGGGCAGCGCGGGGCCGTTGCGCAGCTCGATCTCCAGCTTGCGCTCGGACGCGTCCTCGTCCGGGCGGTGAAGGATCAGGCCGGAGGTGTAGAAGCCCCGCAGGGCGCTGGCGCCCGAAAGCGCGAGGAACGGATCCTCCTTCACCTGGTGTTTGCTGAGCTTCTTGGTGTGGTGGATCAGGACGATCCCGCAGTCGGGGTTCACGTGGTCGCGCAGCACCTCGACCCGGTCCTTGAGGAAGAACATCATCGCGGCGTTGTCGTTCTCGCCACCGCCGTCAGGTCCGCCGTCGAACAGGTTGCGGATCGGGTCGATGCACAGGATGTCGACGGGCTCGGCCGGGAACGCCTGCTGGATCGCCTGCGCGACCAGCGCGCTGCCACCCTCATCGAGCAGCAGTTTCAGCTTCGGCGTGACGACAAGGTTTTCGCGGGCGGCGGCCATCACCCCGGGCGGCAGGCCGATCTGCTGCATCCGTTCGCGCAGATAATGGTACTGGATCTCGGCCTGCAGATAGAACACGCGCAGCGGCCGTGGCGGCGTGAAGCCAAGGAACGGCACACCGGCAGCCATGTGCACCAGCCAGCTGATGACGAGATCGCTCTTGCCGACCTTGGGCGCGCCGCCGAGCACCAGCATGCCGCCCGGGGTCAGGACGCGCGGGCCGATGATGTCGTCGGGCATCGGCGTGCCGTCGTCCAGCAGCGCGCCCAGGGTGAAGGTGGCGATCTCTCTTGCCGCATGAGCGCCGTCGTTCCGAATGAGCGGCGGGCCGTTCCTCGCAATATGTAGCGACCAGAGCCGCTCGTATTCGACCCAGAGACGGTCTTCCAGCCAGTTCGGCCGGATCATCGCCGCGTTGTATTCGCCGATCGCGCGCCAGGCTTCCTCCCGGCTCATCCGCCCCTCATGCGCCATGCGGACATAGTGGCCGATGGCCATGCTGACGCCTTCGAACCGCGTCCAGGCGTCCTGGCCGCCCTCGCGGACCGGCGTGGTAAGGGCCGCGTCCACGCCGGGTTTCTCGCGCGGCTCGGCCGTCGCCATGCCGACACCGGGCATGGGCGGCATTTCAGACGCGCGCTCGAGCATGTCGGCCAGATCGAACTCGAGATCGCTGGCTTCACGGATCAGGACGAGCCGTTCCTGTCCGCCTTTGTGATACACCGTGCCGGGCACGCGGATCGGCTGGTGCGCCGAGCGGAAATGCATGTCGCCGCCGACCTTGAGCGCGATATCGCCCCGCAACTGGCAAAGCCGCGCGAGATCGGCGCCTTCGGCGGGCTCGGTCAGCTTCCACCAGACATGGAGCTTGGTCGCGCCATCGGCTGTGCGCCCGCCGCTCTCCACGATCAGCGTCGGGCGCCCGATATGGTGTACGAGGTGATCGAGCTTGGCGGGGATGTCGCCCGCGTCCAGATCGACGACGACGCTCTGCATCTGCAGGACATCGGCGGCACGCGCCTGTCCGGTTTCCGCCACCGTGCCGGGAATGACATAGACCGCCGCTCCCTCGCGCGCGCCCCAGGCGGCGAAGGTGGCGAGCTTGTCGGGCGCCGCGCCGTTCGCGTCGATCCAGATGTTGTGGGGCCGGCCGTCCTTGCCCTGACCCTTGTCCACGAAGCCACGGACAGGGATCAGTCCCTCGGAATAGCCGAAGACCACGTCGACGAAGCGCGCGATCTGCGCGGGGTCAGGTTCCACGGCGAAGGGATCGGGCAGCGGCGCCGCGTCGTTGAAATCCCGCCAGGGGTTGAAGTGGATGATCTTGTCGTCGCTCATGCCGCCAACCCCCAGCACCGGTCGGCATGGGCGCAGAACCGGCATTCGAAGAAGTCGCGGTTGGCGGCGATACGGGGCAGCAGTTCGCCCGCGTCGGTGGCCTGCAGGATCCGCACCGCGCGGTCGGACATGCGCTGCGCCAGATCGGCATCGAAGGCGACCTGCTCGTGGTGCAGTTCGGCCGTGTCCTTGTTGATCGCCGTGAACAGTGCCGGGGCAGAGGAAATGCCTGGCACCGAGGGCTCCATGTAAGCTTGGTAGATCGCGATCTGGGCGGCATAGACGGGCTTGGAGACGGCGACCCCGTCCTTGACGCAGGCCCGCCAGTTCTTCGCGTTCATCGTCTTGCATTCCCAGAGCGCCGGGGTGCGCAGACCGAGTGCGGCCGGGGCTGCGGCCACGATCCCGTCGACATGGCCACGGATGCGGCCGCCCGCGACGGAAAAGCCGAACTGTTCACCATCGGGACGATTGCCCTTGCGGGTATAGAGGTCGAGCCCCGCCGCCCGCAGCCAGCGGATCGCCAGATCCTCAAGCTGATGGCCGATCTCGAAGATCCTCAACGTCTGGCCGCCGAAATCCGCGCCCTCATCCTTGGGCGCGCCTGCGAACTCGAACTGCAGCGCGCGTTCGCAGGCATGTCCCAGACGGGACGCGCCGAGATAGGTTCGGGGCGGCGTGGCCTCCCGCTCGGCGATCAGCGCGGCGTCGACCAGCGCGTTGATCCGCTCGGTCATGGAGGGGCGCGGGTTGAAATCCAGCATCAGAATGGAATCTCCGCCTCGGCGGCGATCTCTGCCATCTCGGCGCGGAACGCCTCGACGGTCAGGACGATCAGCCGGTGCATGTCGTTCTGGGTCAGCTGGCCCAGCGGGCGGTTCCAGCCGATCCGCTCCATCTCGGGCGCAAGCGCGCGCATCACGGCGGGCAGCGCCTGAGTTTCCTCTTCGGTGAAATCGACCATGCTCAATCCTTTCCGGGCTTTGAGGGTGAAGGCCGTCTGGCAGCCCATGGAGCAGAACCAGCGGCGGGTGCGGGTTGGGCGCGGTCGGTGCGGATCGAACCAGCCGAAGCCGCGCGCGCGGGATGTGCAGACGGCGCAGAGCACCGGCCGCGGATGCCAGCGGCGGTCACGGCCCGGTCGATCCGCAGCCGCTGCGGACGTGGGTGCGATTTGCGCGACATGGCTCACGCGGCCCTCCCGATGTCCGGGCTGGCGCGGCCCACAAGTTGGCGAATCTCGCGCTTGTTGAAGCCGAAGGTCATCAGAGCGGAGGCACGGTAGCGCGTCAGGCCGAAGTCGTGGCGGCACTCGGGCGGCAGGTATTGCAGCTGCTTCTCGGTCGGCGGCTGGCGCAGCCAGGACCGGGTCTTGAACGCGCTCTCATCGGTCTCGTGGGTGTTAAGCCAGTCATCCGCCTGCGCCAGGCAGACCGGGCGTTCACCCACCCCCAGCAAACGCGGCGTCTGGCCCTTGCCGCCGCCAACAGCGTGCCAGCGACCATCGAGGAAAAAGATGCCACCCCAGGCACTGAACCCGTTGGCCATCAGCGCCGCATCGTCGCCGAAGAGATCGACCCACGCGAAGCTGGACCGCTTCAGCAGGTCGATTTCCGTCATCATGAAGCCCGAGAGCGGCGTGGCGCCGCCACCTTCACCGGCCTCTTCGTCCTCCCGCGGGAACGCCTCGCCGCAGAGCGGGCATTCGGTGGTGGCCAGCGGGATCTCCGCCTCGCAAGCCGGACAGGTCTTGGTCGGCGCTTCGCCGGTTTCGGTCTTGCCGTCGAGATCGACATCCTGTTCCAGCGTGCCGTGGATCAGGCTCGAGGTGCCGAAATCCAGCACGACGCAGTCGGTCTTGACGATGCCGGGATGTTCCTCGGGATCGACGGTGCGCAGCCCGCGCCCGACCATCTGGATCATGGTGGACTTGTAGGAGCTGGGCCGCAGCAGCACGACGCAGGAAGTGGGCGGATGGTCCCAGCCTTCGGTCAGCACCGCCACGTTGACGACGACGCGGATGTCCCCCGTGGCGTAGTCGGCGAGGATCGCCTTGCGGGTGTCGGCCGCCAGATCGCCGTGGATCAGCGCGGCGGAAACGCCCGCCGCCCGGAATGCATCCTTCACGTGCTCGGCATGCGCGACGGTGGAGCAGAACACCACCGTCTGCCGGTCGGCCGCCTTCTCCTTCCAATGCCGGATCACCTCGTCGGTGACAGGGGCGCGGTCCATGATGCCCGCGACCTCCGCCATGTCGAAATCCGACATGGTCTTGCGGACCGAGCGCAACTCGTCCTGCACGCCCACGTCGATCACGAAGGTGCGGGGCGGCACCAGGTGGCCCGAGGCGATCAGCTCGCCCAGCCGCACCTGATCGGCGACATTGTCAAAGACCTCGCGCAGACCTTTCCTGTCGCCCCGGTTCGGGGTGGCCGTGACCCCGAAGACCCGGGCGTCGGGATTGGCCTCGCGCACCCGGTCGATGATGCGGCGGTAGCTGTCGGCGACGGCATGGTGCGCCTCGTCGACAACCAGCAGGTCGAGGCGCGGCATGTCGGCGAGGTTCGAGGCGCGCGCCAGCGTCGGCACCATGGCGAAGGCGACCTGGCCGTTCCAGGATTTCTCGGTGGCGTCGATGACCGAGGTGGCGGCGCCTGGCATCACGCGCTGGAACTTGGCGCGGTTCTGGGCCGTCAGCTCGTCGCGATGGGCGAGCACGCAGGCCTTCGCGCCGTCGCCGATCATCTCGCCGGTGACCGCCGAGAGCATGATGGTCTTGCCTGCACCGGTGGGCGCCACGCCCAGCGTGTTGCCGCGGGAGGCGAGCGCAGCAACGCTGCGCTCGACGAAGGTCTTCTGGCGGGGGCGCAGGCGCATGGCCGATCTCCCCCTTACTGCGCCCAGCTCGGCCGACCGGCGAACCCGGGGGCGGACGCGGGCTGGCTGGGCTGATGTGGCGCCGCCGCAGGGCTAGTCTGCTGCGGAGCATGCCCGGCTGCACCCTGTCCGCCGAACTGCAGCGCAGCCGTCCCCATGACCTGCGCGTAATCGCGATGATCGGGCGTGACCGCGCTGCGGATCTCGTTCTTGTCGTCGCCGCTGGCGTCGGTGCCGATGTCGATGCGGGCGATGAACTCGATCCCGTCGAGATCGGCGAAGCCGCTGATGCGCCGTGCCGCCTGCGCCTCGGCCGACATGTCCTTGTCGGAAATCCCGCGCGCCGAGTTCAGCATGCCGCGCACGAGGCTGCGGCCCATGTTCGCCCAGTCCGGCCCCTTCGGGCTGTAGAGCCCGATCAGGGTGAAGATCTTGCGCCGGGCGTACTGCCCCTCGGTCACCGTGAACTCGCCGTTCAGGTAAACCGCGCCGGTCGAGCCGCGCGTGGCATAGCCGCCGGTCCAGCCCTGCGAGGCGTCGTCGAACCCGCCCGGTCGGATGGTCAGGCGCACCTTGGCCAGCGTGCCCTTGGGGATCAGGTTGGTGTTGCTCTGCGCGTCGTTGAAATCGTTCCAGGAACCCATGGGGACCCTCCTTTTCTGATCAGGATTGCGGTTGGGATTGGGCGTCAGCCGCCGGATCGGCGGGTGGCGGGGTGTAGGTCAGGCGCTTGGGCGCTGGCGCGACGGGGGCGCGGATCTTCGTCATCAGGCGGCCGAGGTGAGGCTCCTCGACCTGATCCAGACGGCCGGAGCGATCCTTGGCCGGAAAGCCCCAGGGGTTGATCGTCTGGCAGACGAAGGCGCGATAGGGATCGCCGTCGGCCTTCAGTTCGGCCATGGTGATCACCTCGTCGACGATCCCCGGCAGCTCCAACCCGGTCTTCGAGCCGTCGATCTGCGGCTGGAACACCTTGCGATTGAAGTCGTCGAGCTTCTCGTCGAGGATTCCGACGAACCAGACGTTCTTGGACCGCGTGTGTTGGAGATGCGTGAGCCAGCCGATCATTTCGCGGCCATGGAGCCCGTAGGCCCCGCGCACATCCGGCTTGCCGGTCTTTTCCGACAACGCCTCGGGCTGGCCCTTGCACCAGCCGAAGCACAGCCGCCCCGCTACGGTGATCGAGTCCACGAAGATCGTGTCGTAGCGGTCGAGCGCGACCGGATCGCCGAAGCGGTCGCAGACCGCCCTGTAGTGCGCCGGGCTGTAGGGCTGCTCGTCGCGCAACGCCGGGTTCGGTCCGCCGATGAACACCGCGAAGTCCCGGCATTCCGTCCAAGTTCGCGGCCGGATGCTGTCGCCCGCCCAGCCCTCGATAGCGAGATCGCCCGCCTCAAGATCCATGAACAGCGTCGTCGACGCGTTCAGGGTCCAGAGCAGCGAGGTCTTCCCGATGCCGGACTTGCCGAAGATGCAGCCCTTGATCCCGCGCGGCTCGGCCAGCCGCTGGTCGGCGCTGATGATCGGGAGGCCGCCGGTCATTCCAGCACCTCCTGACGCGCCCGCTCTGCAACGGGGTCGTTGCTGGTCACGGCCGCGAAGAGCGCATCGAGACGATCCGCCTCGTCGAGGCATTCCTTGCCCTTGCGGCGCATGAAACGCAGCGCGTCATCGAGCAGCTCGGGCTCGGCGATGAGGTGCGGGATGGCGACGTATTCCGCGGCGGACTCAACAAAGTAGGACTTCGAGCGCAGATCCTTCACCAGCGGCGCGAAGGACTCGCACACATCCGCGAAATCGGCCTGACCCACAGCATCGTCCTGCGTGCGCAGGATCCGCTTCACCTCGGTGATGATGCCGGTCCGCAGCATCCGCAGCGCACCTTCCTGCCGCGCCTGGCTGCAGGTCAGCGGGAAAGCATCCTCCATCATGTCATCGGCGATTTTCGGGGCGTTGTTGCCAAGCTGCGAGGCAACCTCCCAGACACGTTCGGCAAATGCCGCCGACTGGCTATCGAGCATCGAACCACTCCTTGATTGTCGTGAAAGCTGCAGACCCCTCGGCGATGGCCGTGGCATCGAGGTCGTGAAACGGGGTGTCCCGGGCCTCGCGCATGCCCTTGCGGGCAAGGGTCAGGTTCTCGTCCGAGGCCCATTCGGCAAAGGCGCGGAACGTGCCGGTGACATGCCGCCACGCCGCCTGCTCGGGTGTCGGAGCCACATAGAGAGGATTGCGCCGGCTGGCGGACCGCTGCGGGCGGAGCCCACGCATTGCGGCATCGACCACCATCTTGCGCAGGGCCGCGCGTGTCGGTTCCTCGCCGCGTTCGAGGCGATCATCGAGCGCGCGACGAACGACGCCGGGGTCAGCGGCTTCGGCGTCTCTGATCTGACGCGCCTCGTGGATCTCGTCGCGGCGCAGGCCGAGGTCGGCGGCGGTGGCCGGGGGCATGTCGTCGGCGCCAACATGCCCCACCGAGCCGGGGTTGTGCTGGCGTGTCGCGACCTCGCCCCGCGCCTGCGCGGCATCGTATTCATCGGCCAGTCGGCGCTTGGCGCGGGCCTCGATCTCCAGCGCATGGGCCTGAGCGCGATGCGCTGCCGCGACGAGATCGTCATGGGCGCCCTTGGCGCGCTGCAGCCGGGCGGCGCGTTTCGCCACGTCGTAGGCCAGCCCGGCGACCTCGCGCGCCTCGAGCACCTCGGCGGCGGTCTTCGCGCCCGAGAGCATGCTGGTCGCGCGGTCGATCAGGCTGGGCAGGTCCTGCGATGTGGCCGATACCGGGGCGAGCGCCGTCATTGATCGCCCCCCTGCGGGACAATCTCGATCTTCAGCGTGCCGGGCCGGACGGTGCGCGCGGGCTCGAAACCGGCGCGGATCGCATCGGGCCAAGCGGCGTATTTGCGCTCGGGCACCTTGAACGCGATGTCGACATACTGCGCGGGATCGTCCCCGGCGGCGCGGATGCGCTCGACCATGGCCGCAAGGCGATCCTGATCCCAGTCGACCCGCTTCGGCAGATCCGCGACCACGGTAAAATCACCATCGTCGAACCGGATCGTGCCCGTGTCCTTGCCCGCCGCCTGCCGTTCCTCGGCGGCGCGGGTGGCGTAGCGGACCGTCAGCGCGCCATCGAGGCGGGCTTTCGCGGCCTTGGTCCGCTTGATCCGTTCGTCCACATCGCGCTGCAGGATGGCCAGCAGTTCGACGGGCAGCTGGGCGATGTCCTGCAGGCCGATGCCCGGCAGGTCGTCGACGGTGGGGGTGTTCGCGGGGAACGGCATGTAAGGGTCTCCATGATCGGCAAAAAGGGATTGGAAGGCGGTCATCACGCGGCCTCTTGCTCGGCGAGCAGGAGCGCGGACAGCGACACGGCTGCGGCCTTCGGCTTGGGGCGGGCGACGGCGATGTAGGCGAACTGGTCGGGGCCCGTGCGCTCCTGCACCAGGTGCACGAGACCCTGTTCGGCAGCCCAGAAGGCGCGCGATCCGAGACGGGCCAGTTCAGCGCGCTGCTGATCCGGGAGCCGGGCGAACATCGGGAAGATGTCGAGAACCAGAAAGCCGCGATGGTATTCGAGCCGGTCGCCCGGCACGGCCTGCGCCACCCAGGCGCAGAACTCGATCTCGGTGAGCGGTCGGCGGGCGCGGACCGTGATGAAGGGGGTGGTGCCCATGAACATGATCTCCTCCTTTCGCCTCTACTCAGGCCGCCGCGAGATCGTCCCAGGCGGGACCGAGACCGTGGGCGGTGAGGACGTGGCGGAGGTTGGCGAGGCGGCGGAAGAGCGCGGACCGGCTGCCGAAACCCTCGCCCGCGAGCGCGGTCACGGGGCGATGGGCAAGCGCCGCGCAGAACCGGCGATCCTCGGCCGGGAGCCGCGCGAGGGCGGCCTGCAGGGCGTGGTGAAGTTCGGTGACGGTTGCGGCGCAGCAGGTCTGGCCGTGCCAGGCGGCAAGCCCGTCCTCCTCGGTCAGCGTGTCGCCGACCGGCTCGCGGGTTCCGGCCAGCGGCACCTCGAGCGACAGCAGCGACCCACCCTGCGCACGGCGCTGGCGGTGATGGCGCATCGCGATCCGCGAGGACTGGTTGCGCAGGACGATGTTGGCGAAGGCGCCGATGGTGCCACGCGAGGGATCGTAGGCGGGCAAGCGGCGCAGCAGATCGACCAGGAGATCCTGGCCCAGATCCTCGCGCTCGCAGAGCGGCAGGCACAGCTTGCGCCGAAGCCGTTGCGCCGCCTCATCGGCCTCGTGGATGATGGTTTCAATGTCGTCGGGGGAGAGTTCGATCTGCATCGCTGTGCGCCTCGGTCATCGTTTCTGATGAGCCCAAAGTGCCGGATGCGGTCGGCATGCAGGTGGGAACGGGGTGGGAATAAGGTGGGGGTTTGGTGGGTCCGGCCGCGTTAGAGAGCCAGTCGGGCAGAAGACCAGCTACGCCTGTTCATGCCTTGGTCGGCTCCAAGGCTGTTGCCGTGGTTGCTGGTCACTCGGATACTGCGGGCGCAATCGACCCGTCTCATCCCTTTGTTACTGTTCGGTTTCGAGGCTATGCTGGCTATCGGCGACAGAATCGCGAACCACGAAAGAAACATCCGCTGTCCTCGAAAAAATGAACCACAATCAATACTTGAAATTCTATTGAGCGGTTAAAATGACATACTTGTTGGCGCGCGTAGAAAACTTTTCCCGCTTTGACGGGGAGAACCTATCTGCAGATCCAGTCATGGGGTATGGCCGAAGCGGCAAGGTTCCCCATGAAATCCATAACTTTTCGGTCGCATCAGATGGGTTCATTTATGGCTACCTTCCGAAAGAAGGTGGAGGTGACTTAAGCAGGCTGGGTGGCAATAGAGGCGACGCAGAAGTCTCCAACGTCACAGTAATATTCATCAGTAGCGGTGTGTTGTGCGGATATTACAGGAATGCGACGGTCTTTTCGCATCCGATTAGGCACCCTGATAATCTTGAAGCCGGCAGTTCACCGATCTATTGCAGAGTGAAGGTGCAGCCCGAAAATGCATTTTTGATCCCAGCGGGCAACAGACACGACGAGCTACAGCCTAGACCATCCGGCCAGTTTCCAGTTCTCTACGGGAACGAGGATTCTGCTTGGGTCCGTTGGTTTGAAGGTTTGGCCGCAGGAATCCAGCAAACATTCCGCAGTGAGAAAAAACGAAGGAAATGGACAAGTAGTGTTGAGCGCAGCTCCAAGGCTCGAGCAATGGCGCTTCATGAATACGGCCTTAGATGTGAATGCTGCAATATAACGCACACCGACAACGTTCGCGCGTCGATTTTTGAAGTTCATCACAAGGTACCATACGCGGAAAACTTCGAGACGCGACAATTGAAGATATCCGATCTGGCAGTCCTTTGCGCAAATTGCCATCGAATGATCCACAGAATGCCGGATGTTTCCGATGTCAATGCTCTCAAAGCCTACCTGAAGTAGGTGAACGGTACCGGTTCAGTCTTCAACAACGATGTCCGCAGCGACGACGCCTAGACGGTAGCCCCTTCCTCGGACGGTCATGATCAGGGCCTTGCTCTCGGCATCGGTGAACCCCGCAGCCTTGAACGCGTCGCGCAGTTCGCGGATCAGATCCTTGGCCTCGCGCGCCGTCGTGCCTTCGACATGGGCCCCGGAGGCGACCTGATCGCGCGACATCGCTTTCTCCAGCAGGCGTTCGAACACGGGGAAAATCTGACGCGACAGAATGACGGAGCGACTGTCCCATTGAACCTCGGCCGTTGCCCTTCGCACACGAAGCACGGGCGCCAGCGGAACCGGCGCCAGAGCCGCGACATCGATTGCGACGCCGAGGCCATCCGAGGCAGGAATCAGCACCGCGAGGGTTTCGACCAGATGAAAGCCCGCATCCTGGTGTCGCCGGGCAATCTCCTCGGGCAACTGCGGCGCGAGGATCGTGACGTCCGAGCCCTGCGCCGCTTGGCGCAACGATGCGATGATGCCGTCGCCGGTCATGGCTGCAGGCTCCAGTGACAGAAACACCGCCCGACCCGTTGGCGTATCGCCGAGCCGCCAGACCTTCTCCGCCGCCAGCTTCGGGGCAACGCTGAACCCTGCCGCCGCGCCGATCACGGATGCCAGTGCCGCAGCCCCGATGCGGAACTCGCGCAGATCGTCCTCGGTGAGTTCGACGTCATGTCGGCGGTCGAGCGGGCACTCAGCACGATATCCATCGCCCGCTTTCCGGATCGGCCGACAGGGGAGCCCGCACTCGCAGGCATCGCAAACGTCCCAATCGGCAAGGGGCGCCTGTTCGACGAGGACACGTTTCGCCAGCAGCCGGTCGAAGACCGGACCAAAGAACGGCGCGGCAAGCTCGCCGGGCAGGATTGCGTCGTCGCCAGCCTCACTCAGCCGCGTCAACAACCTCAAAATCGTCTCGGTCATTCATCAGCCCGTTCCGCTCGATCAGCTTCATCACCCGCGCCTCATGCTGGGTTCGGCGGAACTGCACGACGCCCGGGGGCCGCAGCTTGACGGTGACCTGCGGCTGGCGCTTGCCGTCGCCCTTGAACAGGATCCGGAACACGAGTTCGCCCAGCCGCCAGGCGCCGCCGAACGAGACCGGCGTGCTGCCAAAATGCTTGAGCGCGTCACCGCCGAGATCCCGCGACCGCAGCGTGCGCACCACGCGGGGATACCCCTTTTTGCCGGGCGCCATCAGGTCGGCCGCCGCTTCGATGATCAGCACCTTGTCGATCAGTGGATCGTAGGCGGCGTCGAAGGCGAAGCCCGGTCCGGCCAGTTCGACCGGGCGCAGGGTATAGAGGTCCTGCGCATCGTCGCCGTCGAAGAAGCCGGGCCTGTCGAGGATGATCGAGGCGAAGAGTTCCGCGATCTCGGGCTGATGCGCCTTCCGGATGCGGGCCAGTCGCAGCATGCCGGTGTTCTCGGAATATCGCAGCACGGCGTGGGAAATCTGGCGCACGCTGATGACCCGTTCGACCTGGCCCTCGACGACCGGCATGGTCGAAACCATGGAGCCGTGGCTGACCACGAGGTTGATCTCGTCATCGTCGTCGTAGTCGCCCACCCGGCAGTAGTCCCCGAGAAACGCGTCACGGAAGAGCGCGGCAACGGCCGTCCGGAACGCCTCGACCTTCTCTGCCGTCAGATCGATCGCGACGCCACGTTCCCGCCCGGCATATTCATGCAGGCGGTCGGCGGTGAGCATCGCCATGTGATCGGCGGCCGCGTCGAACAGATCGGGATGCTCCAGAAACACCCGGACGGCGATGTGCTTAGGATCATGCGCCTTGTTCGGCGAGTCCTCGTCGCCGGTCTTCATGTCGGGGAACAGATCGACGCCCTGACGGGCAGCCTGCGCCTGGATGATCTCGAGGCCTCGGGCATCGCCCAGTTCCGCGATGCGGTGCAGATCGCCGCGCAGCCCCTCGGGATAGCTGTCCTCGGCGCCGGTCAGCAGTTTCTCCAGCGCCTCGCGGGCGGCATCCTCCTCCTGGTCCAGCAGATCGACGGAGAAGCCCTTGTACTTGCCCTCGTGCCGCGCCAGCAGCGGCTTCATCAGGGCGAGATCAATGGTCTTGATGAACCGGGGGTTCACGAACTTTTTCAAATTGCCTGCCACGACGAATCCCCTTTCCTGCAAGATAAGTGTTCTTGATACGTTCTTTTGCGTGATTCATCAACCTGCGCGGGATTGGCTGGGACGCTTTCCGACATCGACGAGTAGAGGCCAGAGGAGACCACCGCTCCGAGGCCCGCATGAAACGTCCCAATCCGCTCCCTCCCGACCAGATGACGCCCGCCGAGCGCCGCACTGAGCTGTGCGGCCTGCTGGCGCTCGGGCTGGTTCGGTTGCGGATGCGGGATGGGGGCGAAGTATCTGACGACACCGGAGAACGTTGCCTACACTATCCGCCCGACCAACGCCTTCATGCAACTCCAACTCACCGGAGAAATGCATGAACAAGCCCGATCCCATCCCGACGCGCCTGGCCGCGCTCAGGACCACGCCGACGCCGGACCTGAAGCAACAGTGGCGCGACCTGTTCGACAGCGAGCCGCCGCCGTTCAACCGCCGCTACCTCGAGTCCCGCCTGGCCTACCGCATCCAGGAACTCGCCTATGGCGGGCTGAAGCCCGAAACGGTCCGGCGCCTTGAGCGGCTGGGCGAGGAACTGGACGGCGGCGACAAGCAGAAGCGCGGCATGCGTCTCGACCGCGACCGACCGATCACCGGCACGCGGCTGCTGCGGGAGTGGCAGGGCGTCGAGCAGATCGTCACCGTCACCGCCGACGGCTTCGAATGGCAGGGTCGGCCGTACAAGTCGCTGTCCGCCATCGCGCGCGCCATCACCGGCACGCGCTGGAATGGCTGGACCTTCTTCGGCCTCAAGAACCACAGGGGGCGGAGATGACGAAGGCGCCGGAAAAATCGAAGGTCGTCCGCAAGCTGCGGTGCGCGGTCTACACCCGGAAATCCTCCGAGGAAGGACTGGAGCAGGAGTTCAACAGCCTGCACGCCCAACGAGAGGCCTGCGAGGCCTACATCGCCAGTCAGCGCTCCGAGGGTTGGGTGCTGGTCCGCGATCAGTATGACGACGGCGGCATCTCGGGCGGCACGCTGGAACGCCCCGGCCTGAAGCGGTTGCTGGAGGATATCGAGGACGGGCTGGTCGACGTGGTGGTGGTCTACAAGATCGACCGCCTCAGCCGCTCGCTGGCCGATTTCGCCAAGCTTGTCGAAGTGTTCGACCGGAACGGGGTGACCTTCGTCTCGGTGACGCAGTCGTTCAACACGACCACGTCGATGGGGCGGCTGACGCTGAACATCCTGCTGTCCTTCGCCCAGTTCGAGCGCGAGGTGACGGCCGAGCGCATCCGCGACAAGGTCGCCGCCAGCCGGAAAAAGGGGATGTGGATGGGGGGCGTGCCGCCCTACGGCTACCGGGTGGAAAATCGCAAACTGCTGGTGGACGAGGAAGCCGCCGCGCACGTCCGCTGGATCTTCGCCCGCTTCCTCGAGATCGGGTCCTGCACTGAACTGGCGCGTGACGTCGGCGCGCGCGGTCTCCGGACGCCGCGCGGCAACCGGATCGACAAGAAGTACGTCTATCGGATGCTCAGCAACCGCGCCTACATCGGCGAGGCGGTCCACAAGGGCGACAGCTATCCCGGCGAACACGACGCGATCATCGACAGCGAGGTTTGGGACAAGGTTCACGCCATCCTGCAGGAAAGCCCGCGTAAGCGCGCCGCACGGACCCGCGCCGAGACGCCTGCGCTACTGAAGGGGCTGCTGTTCGGCCCAGACGGCGCGGCCTTCTCGCCCACGCACACGCGCAAGGGCGACCGGCTGTATCGCTACTATGTCAGCCAGACCGTGCTGAAGCATGGCGCTGGATCGTGCCCGGTGGGCCGCTTGCCAGCGGGGGAGATAGAGGCCGCCGTCAATGACCAGCTGCGCGCCGTGTTCCGCCAGCCTGAGATTGTGGCGGGCACTTGGAAAGCGGCGCGGACGCTGGACGACGATATCACCGAGGCCGACGCACGCGCAGCGCTTCAGCAGCTCGACCCGCTATGGGACGAACTGTTCCCCGCCGAGCAGGCCCGCATCGTGGCGCTGCTGGTCGAGCGCGTGGACATCGGTACGGATGGGCTCAACGTCCGCCTCCGCGTCGATGGCCTTGGCGGCCTCGCGCGAGAGATGTTGGCTGGAGACATGGGGGCGGCCGCATGACCCGCGGCACTCTGATCCCCGAAACGGTGACGCTCCATGTCCCGTTCCGGATCGTGAAGCGCGGCGGGCGGAAGGAGATGCAGCTGCCGGAGGGCGCTACCCAGCCGCGGCGCGCGGACAGCACGCTGATCAAGGCGCTGGCGCGCGCCTTCCGATGGAAGCGCATGCTGGACTCGGGCGAGTTCGCCACCATCGCGGAGCTGGCCGAGCGCGAGGGGATCGCACCGTCCTACATGACTCGGGTACTGCGCCTGACACTGCTCGCCCCGGACATCGTTGAGGCGATCCTGGACGGCACGCAGGGGCCGGAGGTCACACTGGCGAAGTTGCTGGAACCGTTTCCGGTGGAGTGGTCGGCTCAGCCCCATCACTTCGGACAGACCGGCTAAAGCGGCCGTTCATGCCGGGTGCAGCGATCGACTGCTTCGAGCCCTTCTCGGACATTGGTGCCGCGCGCAGCATTCGTCGCGATGGGCGGACTTCGGACCTTCTCTGCAACGTGTACGAACGGCGGCAATCGATGCCTATTCGGCTGCCGCCAGCCGCAATCAGACAAGTTCGACAAGGGTCGGCGGAACAGTTCTCTCGCCACCCACTCGCGCCGAATGGCAAGGTCGGATCACATGGCCGAGGACCCTGCAAGCCGATCCCACCGCCATGGAGACCTGCGCCCGTCGCTGGGAACACACAGGTCGAAGGTTCAGGAACCGAACGGCGGCCGACGAGCTTCCTTTAGTAGCCAAACTCGGTCTTTTCACTCGGGCGCCATCTTCCTGTAGGATGAGGGGCGGGCACATATGTGGCCTGCGATGATGACGGAAGTCCACGCAGTTCGGAAGCTACCAGGGAGCTGACCCATGAAGATCGCGATACTCGGTGGAGACGGATTCGTGGGCTGGCCCACGACGCTCCACTTGTCGAGCCTCGGGCACGACGTCCACATCATCGACAACCTGTCGCGCCGCTGGATCGACACGGAACTCGGCGTCCAGTCGCTCACCCCGATGGACTCGATTCAGGAGCGCTGCCGCATCTGGCACGATCTCACGGGTCGGCGGCTCCACTTCCATCTCCTCGACCTTGCCCGCGAATACGAACGCGTGAAGGCGTGGCTCGCCGAAAATCGCCCTGATGCCGTCGTCCACCTCGCTGAACAGCGCGCCGCGCCCTATTCGATGAAGTCGGACCGCCACAAGGTCTACACCGTCAACAACAACGTCAACGCGACGCACAACCTGCTGGCGGCCCTTGTGGAAAGTGGGGTCGACGCGCATGTCGTCCACCTCGGCACCATGGGCGTCTATGGATATTCGAGCGTGGGGGCTACCATCCCCGAAGGCTATCTCGACGTCGATATCACGACTCCAGATCGCGCCACGATCCCCCAGCAGATCCTTTATCCGACGCGCCCGGGCTCGGTCTACCACATGACCAAGAGCCTCGATCAAATCCTCCTTCAGTTCTACGCCCAGAACGATGGCCTCCGGATCACCGACTTGCATCAGGGCATCGTCTGGGGCACCCACACCGACCAGACGAGCCGTCATGCACAGCTCATCAACCGCTTCGACTACGACGGCGACTACGGCACTGTCCTCAACCGCTTCCTGATCCAGGCGGCCATTGACTATCCCCTCACCGTCCACGGCACCGGCGGCCAGACTCGCGCCTTCATTCACATCCGGGACAGTGTGCGCTGCGTCGAGCTCGCGCTCGGGAACCCGCCCAGCGCGGGTGACAGGGTGGATATCTTCAACCAGATGACCGAAACTCACCGCGTTCGCGACCTCGCCGAACTTGTGGCGAGGATCGCGGGCGCGCGCGTTGCCTACATCCCGAACCCCCGAAAGGAAGCGGCAGAGAACGACCTGGTCGTCGACAACCGCAAGTTCCTCGCCTTGGGCCTCGATCCCACCACCCTCGCCGAAGGGCTCCTCGGCGAAGTTGTTGACATCGCGCGCAAGTTCGCGCACCGGATCGATCGTAGCCGCGTGCCAGCCGTCTCGGCCTGGACGCGCGACCTCGCCTCCAAGATCGACCACGACCCCGAAAGACGAAGGCTCAAGTCAGCCTCATGA